CGGGATAGAAATACGCCTTGTCGACCGGCAGACCAAAGGCCGCGGTGCCCCGATAACGGCGGAAGTTGGTGCCGGCAAAGCTGGCCTCAGCAGAGACCCGACTGCGCAGATCAGCCGCCGAAGCCGTGTTGAGATAGGTTGCCCGCACTTCTTTGTGCGCCACCAGATCGGCAAAGAAAGCCGAGCCACATTCGGCGCGCAATTGCACCGCGCCGGTGGAAAGGCCGCCGAGCGTATCCTCGACGCTCTCGATCAGCGCTTGGCACACCTTGCGCAAGGCTCCCGACGCGGGCGACGCATTGGCGAGATCAAAGTTCACTTCAGCGGCCGGAGTAATGGCAAACTCGGTGAAGTAATCAATGACGGTGGCGCCGTTTTTCGGGTCCAGCACCTTGCCCTGGATGCCGTTCAGCAGGTGGTACTCGAACGTTGCTTCGGCGTCATTGCGCAGGCGGCGCAGACGGCGGGCAACCTCGGCCTGAATTTGCTGGGTCTCAGAGTCGGTGCCAAAGGCGCGAATGCCCTGAATTTCCGAGGCCCAGAGCACGTCCTGCTTCTTGAACTGGCGGCACACAAACGCGCGTACATCGCGGCTCTCGGGCACTTGTTGCTCGTAAGCCGAGCCGCGTTCCGAGAACGGGATAAGCGAGAGTGTACCGTCGCGCGATTCAATCACAACCGTGCGGGCGCGCACCCCGCGATCGGCAAAGAGGCCGGAGCCTGACAATGTTGCGGGCTTGTAGGGGATGTTTTCCAGCGCGCGGGTGAGTTCAATGACCGAAAACGCGTCGGTCGCAAAGATATCCATGGTCGCCATCGCGACCTCCTTTCGGGTAAGCGCTTCCAGCCAAAGTGGAAACCGGTTTTGCGTCCGGAAGCGCGTAATTATTGAGAATTAGCGGGTAAGAACACCGAGCGTGGAAAGGGCGGTATGGGCGGCGGTGATTTCCAGCGCCGTGGGCGTGCCAGCAAACACCAGGTCCTTGCCATTGACGACGGCCGGACCTCGGACAAGCGCGACCACTGTGGCATCAGCCAGCGTGGCATCCGACGGTCCCCAAAGCACAGCGACAGCAGTTTCCGTACCATCGACCGCTGCGGGGTCATGGGCGGCATATTTGCCTGTCGCCGTGATTTTGCCCAGCACGGTGCCGGGCTCCAGCACCGGATATGTGCCGCCGGTGGCGATAGTGATGACCTCGCGGGTGTAATCGCGAAAAGCCTCCCAAACTAAAAAGCCGCCTGCGTGGCGGCCCTCGGTCAGAATGGTCATGTTGTGTTATCCTTTGCGTTTGAAGGTTTGCGCAATCACATCGGCCCAGGGGCGCGAGTCACTATGTTTGCCGGGTTGTGGGTGATGGGTGCTGATGTCGGAATCGACCTCGACGCGGGCGTCGATCAGGGATTTGCGGATATCTTCAAGGCTGGTTTCGGCCTCAAGAAAGGAAGCTGCCATCTGCGGCTGTGCTGCCAAACGACAGAGATCGACGACCGTTTTGGCGTAGGTCATGGCCTCGTGGCGGATGGCGGCAGGGTCAGGTGTCGGGTTAGGGTCAGGGTCAGCTTTTGCCGCTGAAGCTACGTCGGATTTGGGGGCTGCGAGAGGATCTACCTTGGCACTGGCCGAAACCGGAGGTGTCGGTTTTGGCGCCGGCTCAATCGCCGTGATGGCAGGTCTTTCCGCCTTTTTCACCGCTGCCACGATCTCCGGCGGTGCATTCTTGAACCCGCTCACATCAAAGCTGGCGGCCATTTTGACCGGCGCGGCCAGCGTATCCGCAAGACCTATATCAACCGCCTCGGCGGCATCCAGCCAGGTTTCTGCGGCCATCAGCACCGCGATGTCCTTTTCCGCCTTGCCGGATTTCGTGGCATAGCCTTTGATGAGCGAGGCGCCGATCTTGTCCAAAGACTCGGCCATTGCGCGCATGTCCGCCGCCGTGCCCATCACCATGCCCGACGGGTCATGGATCATCAGAAAGGCATTTTCCGGCATGATGATTTCGTCGCCCGCCATCGCGATGTAGGAGGCCGCCGACGCCGCAATCCCGTCGATGCTGACGGTGACATTGCCCGGGTGGCGCTGCAGGGCGTTGTAAATCGCCACCGCGTCAAACACCGATCCGCCCGGGCTGTTGAGCCTGAGCGTCAGCGGAGCCGCATCCGGCAGCTTGCCAAGATCGGCGAGAAACGCTTTCGCCGAGACGCCATAGGCGCCGATTTCATCATAGATCGAGATTTCCGCGCCCTCGTTCAGGGCGCAGATCGAATACCAGTTGTTCATGGGTTCATCCTTATGGATTGGATAGTTTGGTCGTTTGCTTGCCTGATTTCTGGGGATCAGCCTGCTTTTGCGGCGTCGCCCGCGCTCCTTGGGTTTCACCGGGGCTGGTGGAATACGCGAGACCGAGGCCTGCGGCCCTCGCTGCATCGGCGGCGTTCTCGCGATCAATTTCCTCGATGTCATAGCCGGTGGCTTCCACGGCTTTGCGCCGCGACATCAGCCCGGCGTTGATCGCCAGGAGTTGCGCCTGAATGTCTTTCAAGGGATCAACCCAGTCCCAACGTGGCGGGATCCAGTGCACCGGTTTTGCCTTGGCCATATCCGGCAGGTCGAGCGCACCTGATAATGCCGCCGTCTCCAGCCAGCGCGCCCAGACAGGCCGGCAGAACTGATGCGCCATCACCCCGTGCTGAAGCTGACCAATGCGACGACGAAACTCGACCAACTCGGCCCTGAGACTCGAATAATTAGCCTGGCGCACATCCCCTGTGACCACATGATAGGGCAGTCCCAGTGAGGCCGAGATCGCCAGCAGGGTGCGATACTGAAACGCTTCATAACCACCCCCAACATCGGCGGGGCTCGAGAACTTGATGTCTTCGCCGGGCAGCAGGACCTGCAGCGTGCCGGGCTCGAGACTGGCGATGCCAATGCCGGTTCCCTCGTCCTCGATCTCGCCCATCATTGGATCCTCGGGCGCGTTCTTGGTGACGAAGCCCGCAAACATCGCCGCAGTCTTTTTGCGATCCAGCTCGGCGTCGTCGTATTGGTCGAGCAGAAACAGCCGCACCATCGCCGGAGCCACATGCGGCAGGCCACGTATTTGGCCTGCATCGATGGGGCGGTAGATGTGCAAAACATCTTCGGCTGGCACACGGGTGGTTTCAGGTAATACGGGGCCTCTATCTGTACTGTCACCCGGATGGCGACGGCGAAAGTGATAGGCGACGCGACGCCCGATCAGATCGAACTCGATACCACAGCGAATGGGATTGCCGTTGGGCGTGGTTTCGGTCTTTTCAAACGGCAGCATTTCCGATTGCAGAAGCTGCAACTGCATCGGCACTAACAGGCCATCTTCCGCGCGGCGCGGCCGGATACGCACGAAGCATTCGCCCGCCACAAACATCTCGCGGGCAATCATTGCCTGCAGGCCATAAAAATCGGTCAGACCGTCAGCGTCCGCCTGATTGGTCCAGGCGAGCCACAGGCGTTGAATGCGATCCCGCAACTCCCCGTCCTCGATCAGCGACGAGGGTTTGATCCCGTCGCCGACCAGATTGGCCGCATAAGCCTCGCAAGCATTGGCGGCATAGCCATTAGTGACGACCAATTCACGCGAGCGCGCCAGCAGACGCGGGCCACCCCAGGCCACCAGCGAGTTGATGTTTTCCAAGCGTGGCTGCCAGCCCCGCAGGCGACGGCGCGACATTGCCCCTTCGAGGCGGGCGCGTACGCCACTGGGGCCGCCGGGTTTCGGGCGGCGAAAAGCATCAAACAGGCCCATTACAATCCCTTGGTCGTGGTCACGCGCACCTGACGAATGACAGACCGGCCCTCGAGCGCAGCGATTTCGCGGTCCAGCACATCAATGGCGCGGTCGATTTCAGCGAGGCTGCGGTATTCCACGTTCTTGCCGTCATAGCTGACCCGGGCCACCCCACTGGCGCGCGACGCCGCCAGCGCCTCGCGGCGGGTTTGCAGTTCTGCCAGCGTTGCCATCGATCACCTCATGTAATTCGAACGCACGGAACGGCGCTGGTTTGCGGGGCGGGCCGGTCGCGATACGGAAACGGCTGGCGCATCCTTTTCTGGCGCCGCCACCTGCCGCTCCAGCTCATCCCATTGTTTTTCGGACCAGCGGTCGGCCCCGAGGATCCACGCTGCGGCGCGGGCATAGACCCGGCAATCGAGCGCCTCGTTGCGTTCGCGTAGTTTCTGCCATTCAAGCCGGGCAAAACCGCGCTTGTTGCGCACCGTTACCAATTGCTCGGCCACGAGCTGCTTCAGCCATTCAGAATCAATCCATGATGGCAGATGCAAGGTTCCCGGCGGAAACCTTGATCCGGCTTCAAGTTCCTCCGGCGTCGGCCGCTCCAGCCGCAAAAACCGGTAGGTTTCGGATTTGAAGGTCGAGACCGCCACCGTCCATAGCCGCGCCCCACGTCGCAGGCGTTTTCCGGCAATAGTGGCGTCCACGAATGTCGGCCCGGAGACAGGGCTGGCGCGGTTGAAGCCTTCCACCCCCTTGACTGGGGCCACCTGGCCAAAGCCGACATTGCGCGCCCAGCCGTAAACGGCGGGGGTTTCATAACCGGTATCGATGGCCAGCCGTGCGATGGTCATCTGGTGGCCGTTTTCGTGTTGCCATGTTTGGCCCAGAAGTTCCGTCAGCCCGCTCCAGCAAGCCTCCGATCCCGGACCGCCTTCAATCACAACGTGATCGATCAACCAGCTTTCCAGCCCGCGACCCCAGGCCCAGACATCAACTTCGATCCGGTCCTTTTGGACATCCGCGCCCGCCGTCAGGAACAGCGCGTTTGCGGGCACTTCTCCAGCGGTCCACTCCTCCTTACGATCGAGCAACCGCTGCCAGTCTGGCGCTTCGCCGCTTTCCACCCAGGTTTCGCCGAGCGAGGTGTTGATGAAGGTCTTCATCGTATCGTCACCCCCGGCACGGGCCGACAGGAACGCCTTGGCCATTGCCTCGAGCCGAACCCATGGCGAATAAATCTCGTTCAAGTGGAAGCCCGCGATGCCGGTGAATGGCTCGCGTGCTTGCCAGTGCCCTTTGCTGATTGCCGCCCAGCGGGTCTCATCCGTCCACGCTGCATCGCAATGCACGCAATGGTACTTCGCGGTTTCCGGCTTGTGCGCACCGCCCGCCGCCTTGTCCCATTTGACCTGCGGCCAGGTCAGCACCTGTTCGGTGCCACACGCAGGGCACGGCACATGGAATTGGCGTTGATCGCTCTCCTCATACGCCGCCTCGATCCGGCTAGCGCCCCTGTTGGTGGGCGTCGAGACCAGCACGATCTTGCGGTTCCAGAACGTCACTGTCCGCTTCTTGGCCAGGTTGACCGGATCACCTTCTGCCCCGGCGCTGAACGGATAGCGATCGACCTCGTCGCACAGCAACAACCGGATTGGCCGGCTGGCCAGCCCCGAGGGCGCATTGGCCCCGACAATGGTCAAGTGCCCGCCCGGAAAGCGCTTGTGCAGGATCTTGTTGTTGCCATCGCGGGATTTTGGGTCCGCAATTTTGCCGGTCAGGCACGGTGTGTCCCGCGCCATCGGCGAGAACCGGTCCTTTGACCAGGTTTCGGCATCCCGTTCGGTCGGCATCACCACCATGATCGGGGCCGGATCCTGATCGATGTGGTAGGCGACCATATTAAGGAGGCATTCCGACTTGCCTATTTGGCTGGCGGACATGATTACAACTGTCTCCACAT